TAGTTCTCGAATAGAAGCTCTATTATTTAATCTTCTAATTTTATTAGTTGTATTAAATGATGCAGTAGATTTTAATTTCGACGCTTCGTCTATAATTGCAATATCAAATTTATAATTTTGTAATTCTTTAAAATCTATTCTTACTAATTCATAATTTATTATAAGTGCAGAAAACTTATCATTTTCGTTAAATCTTTTATATATAATTTTGCGACATTCTGCATCTGGCGAAACTATTTTTTCAGATATAACATTTCCATATTTATCTAATTTTTGTTTCTTAAATTCTTTAACTGAAAAACATTCTATATCATATTGGCTTTCTATTTCAGATTTCCATTGAGATATTAAAGAAGCCAAAGTAATAATTATTATTTTCTTTTTACCACCATTATTTACTATTGATGCAGCTTCTAAACTTGTAAAACTTTTTCCAACACCAACGTCAAATGCTAATACACCTTTTTTAACGTTTACAAGCCAATTTGCTCCTTGAAGCTGCGTATTGGTAAGTTGATAATTTTTATTTCGCTTAAAATATGTTTTTTGTTTGTCAACGTCGTATGACATATTTTTTAAATCTTCAAAATATTTTATTTGCTTTTGATACTTATCAAATTCTACATTTAATAGATCAGAATATGACATATCAACATTTTGGATTATTTTATAAATTTCTTTAATAAATATAGGCAAAAAGCAAATATGAAATCTCCAAACTTTTTGTTTAGCAACAAATTGAAATCCAACGAATGTTTTAATTTGTTGTATTAAATTAAAATCGCAATTTATAATAATCCAGTACGGAAATTGAAAATCTAAAAATATTTTATTCACAAAAATTTTATATGATTAATTTAAATTTATTTTTCCTGACTTACTTTTAATAAAACAAGATATCCTAATAAATCGGTTATCGTATCTTCTTGTCCGTATTCTTTACCACGCATTATACGAGATAATTTATCATCTATACGTACTTTTATCGCTGTTTCTGCATTACCTTTATAGAAACAATTTAATGGACTTAAAGCACTATTTCCGTAGCATTTATTTTTCTCTACTAATAAATCTGCTATAGAATTACATATTTTTCTTACTTTAATCTCAAATTCTTTTTCATTATAACTCATTATTTATACCATTTATCTGAAGCTATATTTGTAGTATTGATTTCCATTGTTGATTCTGAAAATCTTAAACCGCCATCTTGTAAAACAAATATTTCTACAAAATCTACTTCGTCCGGTTTTCCATAACTAATTATTTCTCCTGGAGTTATATCTTTTAAAGCTTCTAATAATTTCATTTTGAAACTCCTTTTTTAGTTAACAATGCCGGTCTAATTGCTCGAGCAAAATCATAATCAATGTAAAATTCTTCCATTTTAGTTTTATAAAGTGCAAATTCGATTTGTTCAACATATTTAACATAAAGTTTAGTATCTATAATTCCATCATAAACTCTATAAAATACATCTTGTTTTATTTCATTATTTTCAAGCATTCTATCATATTCTTGTTGACTAATAGCACCTTCAGTTTCTTTAATTTTTGTTTTAAGATAAACCAGGGCTTTCTTTAATACTTTTCTATCTACTTTGAAATACATTTATAATCCTCCAATTTATGTTTAATCCATTGGGCTTTATCTTTAAAATATCTATAGCCATCAGAATCTGTTTCCATGTTTTCTTCAAGACTCCAATAAGTCTTTAAATCGGCACTAAAACATTCTGGATTTCTTATACTTTGCCACTCTTCTTGTTCTGTTCCACCTAACTTATTCCACTCTTTCGGATTATTTGTAAGAGGTGTAAGATTTTTATAATTTGCTAATTTATTAAATATTGATAAAGTAATTTGAGCCGACATTCCACTATGTTTTGCTTTACTAAATATTTTTAACATCTCTAATGCATTTTTAGCACAATCATTTACGTAATCATCTTTATTAAGATCATATCCAGCTAATTTTAATTCTAATTCTGCATGTTCGATTAAACTCATTTAATCCTCCTTTAACAGCTTGCTATATCTAAGGGAACTTCGATTCTATAATTTAGAAAATCTAATAAAAATTTAATATTTGTTATACATTTTTCTTTATTTTTAAACTTTTTAGAAATTATATTATCTTTATGAAAATCAAAATCTTCTAATAATGAATAATTTATTTCATCTTTTATTAAAGTGTCTAACATAATTAAACTAACTATTGATGCAGTTTCATTCTCATTTAAACTAATTACTTCGCTATCTGAGTTAATAAAATCTATAAGGATTTCGCTTCCTTTTTGAACTCCTTCTTTTAAAGCTAAAAATGTAGATTGTATTGATTTAATTTCTTTGAGAGTGTCATCCATATATAATATTATACTAAAACTATATATAAAAATAGAGCAGTTTTAAGTCTTGCTCAGGACTTTATACTCGTTTTTTGTTTAGTTCGCTTGTAGAAAATCAAGCTTCCTGAGGGAATCGAACCTTCATTGACGGTTTACAAAACCGTAGTTTTAACCATTAAACTAAGGAAGCGTCATAATTCTGCCAGGAATTATTCTATATTTATATTATACTAAATTTTAATACTATATATGCAGCCAATAAACAGCAATTAAATGCTATTAAATTTGATAAAAATACATCTAAGAACCAATGGGCTTTAACATATATTCTTGTCCAGCCACATACCCAAGCCAATACTAAAAACGGAATAAATACCCAAATTGGCTGAATAAAAAATAAACAAAAGTATGCAGGTAAACAGGCACTCATAGCATGCCCACTACATAAACTTTCGCCATCATTATGTGAGTATCCATGAACATAAATAACGTGGTCGCCAACTGTATTTCTAGGTCTAGGTTCATCAAATATACCTTTTAAAATTTGTACTATTAAATTACCTAAACCATAAATAATAGCAAATAAAACAAGAACTTTCCAATTAGTTAAAAATAAAATAACTGGAATAGCACTTATTGGTAATGCTAAAGTTAATATGTCACCTAATTTTTTAATTTTATTCATAATCTAAATTTATACGGAAAGGCTGAGATTCGAACTCAGGATACTATTGCTAGTATATCAGTTTTCAAGACTGACGGTTTCAGCCACTCACCCACCTTTCCAAAAATAAAAATCAGGATATTGAGACTCGAACTCAACCTATATGCTCCCAAAGCATATGTGCCACCATCAACACTTTATCCTGTTAATAAACCTGCGGATACAAGGATTTGAACCTTGGACTTCCACTGTGTAAAAGTGGCACTCTACCGCTGAGTTATATCCGCTTAAAAATGGTGGTGGGAGTAGGATGTGCGCCTACGAAGGCCGAAGCCGTTGGTTTTACAGACCAATGCATTTGACTACTTTGCTATCCCACCTTTAAATTCTTTACCCTTAATGGGAATCGAACCTATATCATCCGCTTAGAAGGCGGGTGCTCTATCCATTGAGCTATAAGGGCAAATTACACCTCGTAGCAGAATTGAACTGCTATTTTCAGATTGAAAATCTGACGTCCTAACCATTAGACGAACAAGGCATTTTTGGACCCAACAAGATTTGAACTTGCAACCCCTTCGCTGCCAGCGAAGTGCTCTCCCAATTGAGCTATGAGCCCTTAAAGATATATTGGGGAATGAGGGACTCGAACCCTCACGAATTTGCATTCAACAGATTTTCTTACCACTATAGTTTTCACTACCATTTCTGTTTGTGGTCTGGACTATGCCTTTATCTTCAACTTTACTTGCTAAGATAGAAACCGTCTAGTCTCTACACCTTACTATTTTTTTTAGTCTTGGCTCGGCGTTATCATTTTAAAGAGTTCACCGAATTTGATTTCATTCATTATATTATTTCTAATATAATGCTCAATTTAACAAGTCTGTCGCGTCTACCAATTCCGCCAAAACCCCTTCTTCAAATTGTCAAATAACTATATAAAATAAAAATGATTAGCTAGCAAATACTGCCGCTGCTATCACTGTTGTCCATACACCATCAGCACAAATTGCTGATTGAGTAATATTAGTGGTTTTAACAATTTTACCACTCATTTTCCAAATTTCTTCTTTCTGGTCCCAAGTAGCATCATTATCAAAATCAATACCAATAGTAGTAGATAACATTAATGCTGCTAAATCTTCGGCATAATCTCCGCTTTGTTTTTCTGTTTCACCAAAACTATGATGTTCCGATAAATAACCATGTTGATTAGAGTCTTTTGGAATTGCTACACCTACTGATGCAGATATTAATCTATGTGCTTCGTTGCAAGTATTTCTACTAATTACGCAATGTAAAATTTGACCTGGATTTAATAATTTAACACCTTTTTCTTTTGAGATAATTTTACAATGTGGTGGAAAAATACTAGAAACTGGAACTATATTATATGCAGCTATTTTTGCGTCTCTTAATGCTTCTTCAAAGCTTGCTAGTTTTTCTTTATGTCTACCAATTCCTTTTGTAAGGAATATTTCTTTTGGTACATATGCTTCGTACATTGTTTATTATCTCCAATAAAATTTACTGGTTTCTCGTGCTATTGGGATTTCCAGCTTCCCTCAAATAGAGTGAAGTGTATAACAGCCTTAGCCTATACATCGCCACTTTGCACATTTGTAATAACTAGAGGTGATGAAGTTATTACAAAATATTAAAAATTTATTTAGTGGTTTTTTAGGTTCTTGAGATAACCACTTTAACTCTCAATGAAAGGAACAACCATATAACCTTTGCCTATTTATATTATACTAATAAAATTAGCTAATGTTTGTATAGAACCCATTAGCAAGGCTACCAAATTTTAGAACTCCTATACAGTTCAATTATCGTTTCGCTCAATCGAGATAATTCATCGATATGGAAAGGAGGGCTTAATTAAACTAAAAAAAAATTAAACCGAGCTCCCACAATTATTCCCATTGTGGTCAGGGGATGAAAATTAGTAGTAACTCCACTAATTTAAATATTTACTGCGCCCACTAGGACTTGAAAAATATTAGCCCCGGTAGGACTCGAACCTACATTGCCGCCTTATCAAGACGGTGTTTGCCGGGTATAAACCGGGTGTTTCACCATTAAACTACGGGGCCATAAATTGCAAAAGATCTTCTTTAGAAATAATATTTAGTATACCTAATTCTTGTAATTCTTTAAATTTTAATATTTTTAATTTTTTATCTTTTGGAAATTGCGACCATTTTAAAATATCTCTATTGGTTTCAAATCCTTTAATTTCTATATATTCTTTTGTGTCTAATAAATAAAAATCTGGAAAGTAAATATGTTCTTTACCATTTAAAATATATTTGAATTGATCTTTATTTTTAATCCATTTAATATTATTTTTGTCACACCATATAGCAAATTTTAATTCCCAACTTCCTAATAACTTTGTTCCGTTATAAATATATTCTTTTACAAATCCTCTATTATAATGTCCATTGTAACTGTCTGGATTATTTTGTATTGCTTTGTTTATTCCTTTAGATATATTATGCTTCCAAGATTCTTTATCTTTTGCTATTGCTTTCTTATGCTTTCCTAACTTATGATTATTTTTAAAAGTGATTGTACTTTTTAATATTCTATCATCAGTTTTTTTCGTAAGTCCTTTATTCCATCCAACTCTCGTACCATTTTTATAACCTTTATTCGGATCAAAAATTTTACCTTGTTCTGAATGACATCTCCATATATGAGTTTTTATACCTTGTTTTTTAAAAGCTTTACCACAATACTTACAAATATATTTATTTTCCGAGTTATTTTCCATAATAAAAATGAGGGTAATTTCTTTTTTATAACTCGGAAAAGTCTTTAAGAAATTACCCAAATCTTAATTATATTTACTTTTCCGAGTATTTATAGATATATAAATGAATTTATTATTTTCGGTGGATGTCGGTTATGCTCCGGCGTCTCCTGTTCGACAGACAGGCATCCTACTATTGAACGAATCCACCTTAAAATAAGCTCCCCGTCTAGGATTTGCACCTAGGACACCCTGTTTAACAGACAGGTACTCTAACTAACTGAGTTAACGGGGAATAAAATTTGTTCGTATATATCCCGATTTCATACGGGAATCGTCTAAACTCATATGTTTAGTCATTCTGAATCTTTAAACTATATATACTAGGTTTTATAGCTCCTCGAGTAAAACCTTAAAACTTGTATAAGGATTAACTAGTATCTCTTATAACTCTGTTTGGGCACTATATAATCACGTCTGACTAATAGTTAAGCCTGAGTAGGCTGTTATCATTTGTTTATTTTTCCTAAAGTTTTTTGCTATTGAAATCATCTATTCAATAGGATTACTAAAGTACTAAATAAACAATACTTGGCAGGAACTTTATTTTAATTGGAGTCGATCCGTCCATTGTCATATTTTAAAGCCAAGCGTTATTCGGTTTGTTTAAGGTAGCCGAAACTACACTAGTGAGCCAAGTTTTATACTCCCGTGCTCTTGGAGTTTAACCTAGGAAATTAATAAGGGAGATTAATGCACTTATTGTTTATTTTAAGGAGGTAAGTGCTAAGATGAGATCTCCCTTTTGGCTGATGATAAAGATGGTTAGTGATCTTTTACTCATCAGTAAATTGATGGTATGGATTAAAAATTAAATAATTATTACTTTTTATATTTAATTTAGGTCTCTTAAATATTACTTCATAATAATATTTAATTGGAGCTTTAATTTCCATACCAAAATATATGAGTCTGCTGGTATTATCGGCCAATGTATTCGCGAATATTCACTATTTCCAGCCTGCGTTTACTCTAGCGTTTTACGAAAATAGGTAATTACTCTATTTTGTTCTAAGCACTTCTGCCTCCGACACTTAGACGCTTTTATAATATTTAGCGGTGGTTGAGAATTGCACTCACCTAAGCGAGTTTATGAGACTCGTGACCGCACTAGCTGTCTTCACCGCAATCAAATTGTCAAATATCATCTATTATATATTATACTAAAATTAAAATGAATTTATAGTAAATATTGATTTACTAAATTCTTCATATCTTCTAAAGTAAACTCAATTTTAGAAGTAAGTTTATTCTTTAATTCACTTAAAAATGGATCTACTTTATTGTTAAATAATTCTAGATCTTTTGAATCATCTTCTTTAAATTTAAAATTGCTTCTTATTCTTTTAAGTAAAGCACTAAAACTACCTGCGTCGTTACACCAACCAAAGAAATAATCATCCATCTGCATTTTAGTCAAGTGCTTTGATTTTGGTTTCAATTTAATATCTTGTAGCCAATAACATAAATTATATAATTCTTTGATCCAATGATTTAATTCTCTATTTTTAGGAAATTGTATTATTTTTGCTAAATGTAATCCGAACTGATGTGATCTCTCATCAGTAAGTTGATGCTTTACAGTATCCCACGGAAATGCTCGTGCTATTCTTATAAAAGTAGTCATATTATCCTGCTTTATTATATTATAATAAATTTATTATAAAAAATAAATAATTAAAAGTAATTATCATTTTTAATAATTACTTTTAATTATATGGAAAATACAATCTTTTATTTACTTGACATATAAGACTTTTACAGCATTAAATACAAATTCAGGTTCTAATTGACCGCCACCAGCAGCAATTAAAGAACGAATCGTATTTGCTAATTCTTTAATCTTATCATCTTTTGGCATCTCAATTACTGCTCTATGATAAGCAATAATTTCTTTTACTAAATTAAATAAATATACATTTACATTTTCACTAGCTTCTTTTAATTCTTGCTCAGCTAATGGTTTTAATTCAGTAATTTTATCGGCTAATTCTTTTTTCCAAGCATCAGAAAAACCGATTTCTTTTGTTTGATCTTCTACTGCCTTAACTGTTAATAATGCCTTATAATTTTTAGCATCTAATTGTTTTAACTCTAATACGGATTTATTATTTTTAGCAAAATCCGCAAAAGTTAATGATACTTCGATTTTTTCTGTCATTCTTTTTCTCCTATATAATCAAATATTGTTGAACTAATTCTCTCATTTTATTTATAGTTAAGGTATTGTTCTCTATATTTACTGCTACTTCATCGCAGAACAAAGGATAGTTCGAAAATAATATTTTATCATTTGATTTATTTCTTGTTTTTCCTTTATTCTCATCTTGATTTTCAAATTCTCTATCAAGTTTTTTAACAAAAGATTCAAAACTATCCATCCCAAAATCTGTAAATAAATATTTTTTTACAAAATCTTTCTTGACTGACTTTTTATTATGAGTAAAAATAATATCTTGTAGCCACTCACAAAATCCATATAATTCTTTTGACCACCAATCAACAGTTAAGTGTGGATTTGCCATAATATTACAAGCATGCGTATAAAAAGCATGAGAACGATTTTCTGTCCATTTAATAACTTTTTTAATATCAGTGGCCATTGAATATATAAGTCTCGTCATTATTATACTCCTATATAAATATATTATACTAAATTTATTTAACTTTTAACTCTTCTTTCAATTTATAGTCTATTCTTATCAATTTATTATAGTCTTTTCTTAACTTATCTTTCATTTCTATTTCTGTATCTGCATAAGGCCAAAATACATCACTTAAATCTTTATCTTCCCAATCGCCAAATTGCATTCTAAACTCATCACTTTTCATATTCCATATAGAAGAATTTAGCCATTTATTGATAATAGATAAAAGATTATCTAAATCATACCCTTGACCATCTGAATCGGCAGCTTCTATGTCTCCACCAACAAAAATAAGCTGTTTTAATTCATCATGTAATTTTTTAATATTATCAATATACATATTTTTACCTTTAATAATTATATTATAACATATTTTTAGGAAAAAGTAAATATATTTATTTTATTGAAATTTTATAATTTACACCAAGAAGCATTTGTTTATGAGAATCTTTATAGAGTGCTACATTTCCATTGTGCCAAGAACTACCACCAATATTATAACCTAAATCTACTTTCGTATTCGTGCCTACTTGCATGCCATAAAATCCTACTCTAGGTTGATGGCTATGGCCTATAATACATTTACCAGCACTTAATTCTATGCCTCTTAATGTAGCATTGCCACCATTATTGCCTATATCGCCATGTAATGATAATTCTGTGTCGGCTATTTTATAAGTTTCTCCGTCCATCAAAAATCTTATATTTAATTTAGGATTTAAAAATGTCCTCATTGTTGCTTCAAATGGGTCCATACCTTGTAAAGCATATCCGCATAAAGTATGAGCATAAAAAGCATTACAATTATCTTTAATCCATAATGTTCTATTACCTAGATATTTATGTAACCATCTATCATGATTGCTCTTAACAACTATAAATTCTATATCTTTTAAATCTTTTGCAAAGTCATTAAATTTTTCTGCTGTATATTTATGCTCATCTTTTAAACTATGGAATTTATTTGTTAATTTCGCCATTTTAATCCAGTTATCTTGCTCATGGTGGTTAATTGTATTATGACTACAAAAATCGTGAATTATAAGACGTTTTGCTTGAAGTAATGCTATTTCTTTTTTAAGTAATTCAAGAGCTTTGTCATCTTCATCATTACTTAAATGCAAATCTCCAGCAACTATTGCTTCAGCTTGTATATCTTCTATATGATCTTTATAATAAGCTTTATTCAAATCTACAAAATATCCATTTATCCATTCTATATTTCTTATATAAAAAATTCTATCGTTTTCTATTTCTATAATTAATCCGCCTGTTTTATTATTATTCGCATTTATTGTTCCAGTAATATTCTTATTATAAATTGGTTTTGAACAAGTTCCGGTTAAATATATTAAATGAGTTTTACCTTTATTTATTGAAGGTATCATTTCCATACATTGTTTTGTAGAAGCTACGATAGTAGAATATTCCTTATGACCTAATTCTTTTAAACTTGCTAAAGGATTTTTATTGTTTGCTGTTACACCGGTATTTACTAATTTTAGATTTTCATTAAATGTAGCTTCAGTACAAAAATACTTACTATATTTTAGCATTATATCTTTAGAAAATCTTGTTTCATTTTTAATTCCTCTTATAGGAACTAATAATAGTTGTCCATTATTCTCTTTACAATATAATTCCATTGCTTGAATAAAATCTTGATATATTTCTGTATTTGGAAGTATTGAAGATATGACTATTACTTTCTTAGTTATTTTTCTTTCTGGAAGGTCTACTGAAAAGGTTTTCTTTAAATTATCAAAAGTATCAAATAAATGTTCAAAAGCATTACCATATTTAGTATGTTTTCGATAATATTCTCTTGTGATTTTATTTGATCCAGTAGTTAATAGGAAGTCATTTAATAAGGCTTTATACTCTTTAATAACATCTTGTTCTGTTATTTTCTTCATTAAACCCTCCAAATAATTTTTGTCTACTGCCAAAAATGTTTCTTTTGATATAAAACTGTACCATCTACATTTTTTAATTGTGGATGAGTATAAATAGGATCTGTTACCGGAAAAACTTTTAAATCAAATTGTTGCCAAGTTGTACTTCCTCGCCAACTTCTTTGATATGTAACATTTTGTACTTCCCATCTCTTATTATCTTTTGTAATAATAATATCTCCATCGTTTAATCTCGGAGTATATATAGTCCAGCATCTAGTATTTTTCTCTATTGCTGCACCTCTATATGTAACTATATGTGTTTGCCCTGGACTTGCGATTGAAGACCAAATGATAATAGGATCGAAGTATTGAACAATATTTTTTCTTCCAACTCTTCTATCGTCATCTTCAGTATCAACATCATAATTTACACGTTTTTTCTTAATTAAATAAATTGGTTCTCCGCGGTCCTGTAAAATCCATAACTCATCGCGTAAAATTTTATTAAATTGATACCTTCTTAAAACATTTAATGGTAAATAATTTGTACCTATATAAGAGCTCTCACCATTCGGATATTTATTATCATGTGGGTCCCATCTTGTATTATTACTATCTGTCCAAGTTCCAGCAGTTGTTTCCATATATTCAGTAGTATTAGGAGCACCCTGATATCTTGATAATTCAGATTCTTTTACTGTTTCATCAGATTCATCAGAATCTATATTCCCAATTACTGAAGATACTCTATAATAACATTCTGTTCCGTCTATTATCTCAAACTGCTCATCTATATAATAAGTATCGGATGTTTCTGCTATTAATTCGGCTTGTCCGTATGGAACTCTATTTCTATAAATACGATAAAAATTGGCTAAAGGCGATGCTTTCCAGGAAATTTTATATTTTCCTTGATAACCTTGACAAAGATTTTCAACTAATATATTGTCTGGATAGGTGAGTAACATTTATACTACTCCATTGGTGGTTCAGCTGGTTCAGATGCGCCTTCATCTCCAGTACTCGGACCAGTTTCTTCTAAACCTGGTTCTTCTCCAGTTTCTATTGAACTATCTGGTCCTAAATCTATCGGTGCTGATGAATCAAATCCACCACCAAAATCTCCGCCAGTATCACTCATTGTATCTGGACCGTTTTCATCAAGTTCTTTTTGTGTTTCTTCAGCTATTGTTTGCTCTTTTAATTTATTTTTCAATAATTCAATAGGATCATCACCTAATGCATATTTTAATGAAAGCGATGGATCGTCTTTAATAGTTTGGTCTATAATTTCTCTTGTCAATTCATTAGACATTGTACCTTGATCTTCTTTTCTATAATAATCAAGAACTTTTTGGTCTAAGCCGAATACATCTCTAATTACTCCCCATGGAATAGCATCTTTTTCATATAACTGCATTAAGAATTGTCTTTCAGATTGACTATTCAATAAGTTTTGTTTTTGCCATAAGAATGTAGGTAAGTAATATCTATTATTATTAAAACGTTTTGATTTAATTAATACATTTTTTCTCTTACTATCAATATCTTGATTTACCAATTGTTGTTGTCTAGCCATTGGCAAATAAATCTTATTAATAAAAGCATTTTCAAGCATTGTTCTTTTTGTCATAAAACGATGCATTAATAAACGGGTATTAGCAGTTTGACCTGCGTAACTTGCATCGCCATTCATTAAAGCTTCATTCATAAAGAATGCTTGCATAATACGTTTTGTGGTAAATTCAAAATGAGGTATTAAGTTCTCAATCTTATCTTTTGTGCCTACATAATCTACTTGTAAACCAAAATGATAAATTAAACTCATATCTGGATCACCAGCTGCTTGAATTAAGAGTTTCTTAAATTGTTGGAAATGTTTATTACTTGGAACCCAACTCATCGATTCAGAACCTAATTTAAAAATCTTAATAGGGAATAAATGTCTTTCTACAAAGGTATGTTGCAATGAACGAATTTTTTGCTCATACATTAAATCTGGTAAAGCTCTTTTAGTTAAAGGATAACCACGTTTTGAATACCCATCAACTTGATTAGCCATATACATAATTCTTGCATCTGGCATTACATATGGTTTATCATCTAAGGCTGCTTGTAAGTAAGCTTTATCTTGCTTTTCTAAGGCTTTATATAATATATCTTTTGCTTCGCTGTTTTCTTGTAAAATTCTTTTTGTTTCTGGGTCGGGTTTAATTGTAAATACTCTTTTATTCGAACCTGGAACAGTTAAAATTTCTACAAATTCTGGTGGATATTGAACCCATTCTTCCCATTCCAAATTGACTGGATCCCAATTACCTAAATAAACAGACTCGCCTAATAATGCTATATCTCTCAATGAATTTTCAGCTATATTTAATAATTGTAATCTATCGGCTGTAAATTGATAATATTCTCTTACTTCTTCGTTAGGACACATTATTTGAAAATCTGATAACGGAAAGGTTGCATGAGCATCTACACAAGAAGATAAAATAGGATTAAATTTATAATAATGACGATATCTTTTATTAGCTTCTGGTAAATCATACTCAGGAAACATAATAAGTTGACTATCATATAAAGGGTCTTGCCAATAAAGAGGAACTCTACTGCTATCCATTGCCATATCTACTGATAGATCGGCTTTTTTCTTAAAAGAACTCTCTGTTTTTGCCAGTATTGGTACAAAATCATTCATCTTTTTTACTTCTGATGCTTTTACCTTTTTCGCCATATCTTATTATATTTCCTTATAAAACCATATATTAAATATAAATGATAAACTACTTATAAAGAGTTAAACCATTCATTAAATTGTTTCTCGTTATAAAAAATTTTATAATTTAGATTATTCTCTTTAAACGTTTGCAATTTCCTTACATCTAAATCTGTCCAAACATAAATAGCATGTTTATAAAAAGGTTTGATTTTATTTTTCCATAAATTAATTATCTCTAAATGCTTCTCATTATTTTTATCAAAAGGTTCTTTACCGTGGGTCCAATGAAAATTAAGTTCTATAAACAAATCTAAACTAGGTATATAAAAATCACATAAAAACGGATAACGAGTTATATCTTTATAATTATAAATT